GACGAGCCCGGAAATGTGGGGACGGGTCTCTACTCCCGCCGCCACTCGCTGTTGTTATTTTGTCACGACAGCGACTTTCGTCTTACGACGCAAGGTTATCCTTCCTTGGGGCGAGCCCCTAAGGAGAGATATGTACCGCAATTGGTCGAAGATCTCACGATCGTCGGGTGCCGGTTTATCCAAAACCGGGGAGAAGCTGAGCTCCTTCCACTGCCATCTCTGGCGTCCCCTAGACCAAACTGCGAATGCCGAAGACATGAACACGTCTTCAGGTACCGTAAACGCGCCCTGTGTGCAGGCAACGTCAAACCATTCAAGGTTGCGTTGGGCACTAAAGCGCGGCACATGTACATTTGCCCACATCGGGCGCATGTATCTATGTGCTTTAGGTACTACCGCTCTTAAGTACTTCCGTACGCCCTCAAAGAATAACGAGGTGCGATCGGATCGGAGCGTGGCATTGTGGAAAATGAAAACGTCATGGATATGACAAAATTCACTATCCAAATACACAGGACGGACGTCCTGGCCTTGGTACCAATCTGCGCCACAACTTTCTCGGAAGTGGCCCTCCCAGAAACTCTTTTGCATATTCACGGTGAACCCGCAAAATGCTAAGAGCATACGCAATGTAGACGTAGCCTCCGTGGGGATAATTATATCGTCCCCGTAAACGGAGTAGGTTCGATTTTGCGTTCCACAACTGTGGATTGCTGATCTCGCCAATGCTGCGAATATTAACGTCTCTAGAGGAAAGCAGAAGCCGTTCCCCATCGACACGAATTTGTGATAACGTCTCACGACGCCATCAAGTTCGAACGATGGACTACGTGTCCGCTCAAGGAGAGCAAACCACGCAGGCGGAAGAAGCACCTTCACTAAATTGGTGCTCACACTATCACTAGCTGAGGAAAGGTCCAAAGTGGCTAATGAGCCATCTAAAGAACCTATCTTAGCTAGGTGCGCATTCTTACCTTGGTCGCGTAAATCAATACCTACGCTTCGAAGGCGGGCACGAAGAAATTCATCAATGCCCTTTTGTATGAATGCGTTAAGTGTCGGTTCGACAGCAATAGACCTGTCGGTCTTAGCCGTCTTCGGTACGAAGTCAACTTTGTTACAGGATGTTAACTTAACCTTCTTTTTAGTCACCTCTCGCACTGCTTCAAAATCAAAGCAGTAATACCCGTTTCGTTTCGGGCAGAGGAGGGCCGCGTAGTGGTTATTACTCCACAATGCGGGAAGGCTGTATGGAAGGGCCATCGGATTGACAGACCAACTATCCGCGTTGAACTTGCGGAATATGTTGGTAGCATTACCTGTCACTCCAATAGAGGACCCCGAACTGAAGTCCGCACCGTTCTGGATAGCCACAATGTCCGGTTCATCACCGAGTACATGGCGAATCCACTCTCTCGCGTAAACAACTTGCGAGGAGTAACGGGACCGCAAGAAACGACCCTTGGAGAAACGACGGTTAGTTCTTTCACATTTGGCCTCAGCGGCCATGAAAGTTTTCACTGCCGTCTCTCGCGGGGACGAAGTTAGCCCAATCGAGTCGGGCTTCCAATTATACTTGCGGACAAGCGAACTCATCTGATTCGCGGCGTAATGTTCTGCCGCAGTGTCATATACAACAGTTGTGACACGGTCAGCCCAATTGTAAAGACGGTCCCATTGCTGTGCTCTAATATAACCGAGCACTTCGTGGTACCATTCAAAACATTGGCAGTTCTCCTGTAGTGAAATGAGCAGTACCTTGCGGTATATGCTCATTGGGTCAGTCGCTAACCTAGTCGGCGACGTGGATTTGTGACGAGACTTCTTCGGAACATTCATTATGAACTCCTTTGAGGTATTCTACTGGATTATATCCCAGCAGAACGGTGACTAATACAAGGCAATAAAACACCTTGTGTTCTTTCGGACCATACATCCCACGTGTACTACGTGTTGATTTTATGGTTTAGAAAGAGCTCCTGGCACTCAGTGCTTAGAGCAAAGTCACCCATGTCGTCACGCAAGGCATCCGCATCAGCGTCTGCCATGCCTACGGGCAAGCTGCACGAGATGGTGATTATGGCGTCGGCGAATGAGCCGTCATCCAATGTCACTGTCTGCGTGCGTTTAGCTTCCGCCCGTGCCACGCCGCGAAAAGTACTAGTCGGCTTAGGCGCAGTACGAGCAAGGGATAAGATATCCTTGCTGTCAAACGCGTGAGAAGCCGATTTGTAAACGTACTTATCAGTTCCGACGTTACCGTCGTTATCATAACTTACGGTATTTAAGGTAATTGGCATTTAAAAGTTCCTCTATGTGAAATTAAAAGTTACGAAGTATGTTGGTTATCAAAGCCAACGTGTCTGCCGCATGTATCCAGTCGATCGACCTTTCGAAGGTGATCTCATGGGTTTTAGTGGCAAGGCCTACTTCGGTTCCAGGGATTCGGTCCTTAGAAACCTCCTTTATCGTGTACGAGCCAGACGGGGCAGATGTATTTACCCAGCCTGAAATGTTATTCCACGAACCTTGATAGGTAAACGTGGCAACACTAACTTGCTGAACAGTTGTCCAACGAGCTAGCTCACGTACATTAGATTTAGGAGTTAAGGCGCTTATGACGTCGCCAGTATTAACAAGCCAGTCGGCAACGAAGGAGTAAGGAATTAACTCCCAAGCCACAGCTGGAATGTCACTGACGTACAATCCTGCACGTTGTAAGGTAGTAAACTGTTGTTCATAGAGAACACCAGCCCTTACATGAACGTCCAGGGAAGCATACCAATCAAAATCAACGTCCCAGAAATAAGCGCTCGCTGCGCTTGTTCCTGAATCGGACGCTGAATCGGTGGTGCTTCCTCGCGCTGTAATTCTAGGACCCTTCTTAACCTCCGTAGCTAACTTAACGAGTTCATTGGCTGTTAGTACCAGCGGCGTGATGCCGTACCGATACTTAAGCCAATTACTACTAATGAACTCGCCCACCGTCTTTAACCGTGAAAATCTACCTCTGTTCTTTCGGCGTTTAGCCTGCTCAACTTCATATTTGAGTTGGGTTACAGGCCTATCAACAAGCTTTGCAGTCTTGTTGAATTCCGCTAGTTCAAGGAGACCCATCACGGTTGGTTCCGCAACATTCGCCAACGCTTCTGTGCCTGCAAGGCGCAGGAGATTGTCGAGTGACACAGTTGGTATTTTGGCCCACAAATCATCGTGAGTCATACCTGTGCTGTGTGCGTAAGGGGTGTTAGCATATTGTCTCTTCGGAGAGCCGGGGCATGTAGCTATGTCACGGCGCCATTCACCAAAGTTCGCAGTCTTCTGTTTATGCACTGAGTGCATTATGTTTACAAACACTTCGCCTTTACGGCTTCGTGTTTTAAAACCGGGTGTAACCGCATCATAGATATAACGCGATTCCCCGACAGGCCACTGCGATAAGGTGTAGGTGCCACCCGAACTACTTTCATCGCATTCGAAGCGATTGTTCGGGGTGACGTAGTCGTCTATTGAACCATTAGTTCGTTCTCTAAACGCCATCGCTACCTCCTAAAAGATCCCTAACTTTACGGTCCAACCGCATCCGCCAGCGCATAGCAAAGGTTTCTGCTAGGATCAAGTCGTTATCGGCCCTATGAACATCATGAATCGTGGATGAAAAACTTAGTCCACGTTCGTTCATTTGGGCACGACAAACTTCCCAATCTTTCGCAAGTATTCCTCGCAAGTGCTGACTAAAATGACTCATGCTGAACCTCCGGTTCGGTGTAAGGTTAATGAAGTAGAGTGCATCTATCCGCAGGAATTGCCGATAGACGTATCGTGATCACTACGATCACAAAG